TCACTGCGGAAGGCGTCTGTAACAACCGAACTGATAGTCTGCCAGACCCGCCATAACCAGCTGGGTCAGTATTAACTGGCAGCGTTCGCGTGAAAGGTAAGTATTCTGCGCAATCTCCCCGACTGTCGCCGGGTAGGTAACGCTTAATTCATTAAACACCACTCTGGCGGTTTCTGTCATATCCTGCTGTTTTAGCATGTCTTTTCCTTTTCCGGTTAACGTGACACACCAATAACTCTTGTCGAAAAAGCCAGCAAGCTGAAAGACAGGTATTCACCGCCACCAGCGCGTTTACTGTACTGACGCGATTTCAGTCATAAAAAACCCGCTCGGCGGCGGGTTGTAGAAACTCTTCTAACGTCAGGCATAAAACGCCCATCGTTATGACGAATTTACCACAGATTCCGGAAAAATCAACCTTGTTACCTAGTTACCTTTTTTAACTGCCGCTCAGCCCATGCTTCTTCAATATCAAACCGGGTCACCAGCGCATCATAAAATTTCTTAACTGTTTTTTCCCATGACGCGCGTGTTATCTGGTTTGTCACCTCGCATATAGCATTAAATGCCTCCGTTGATGGTAGTCTTTCACAGCCACGACCACCACAACGCTGGCAGTCTCTGATAACAGGCATACCACGTTTTACCGACTCTTCACGATGAATGGCGACACCACGCCCACGGCAATCCTTACAGGCGGTGGAAACCTCACCCTTTCCGCCACACTCCGGACAGGCAACTTTTACCACCTCCCTGACTTTTTTCCATTCTTCCCAGTAAGACGGATACACACCTTTCGTACACTTTGCCCATATCGGCGGCTTACCATCCGGATACTGGATCTTGTTTGTAAAAACCTCGCTTTCAATAAATTTTTTTCCGTGACAGCAGGGGCACTGTTTTTTGCTCGCTGCGCTACGGGCATAATCTTCAAACGCATACGAAGCCATAATACGCATCACTGCCGGTTTTATTTCTGCCGGGAGTTTTCTTAACGCCGCCACGCGATCACACCGACTGAGTGCATATTCTGTCAGCAATTCTGTTGCCCGCTCTCTGTCATTCATACTAATGCCCATTTTCCCAAGGAACGCAGAAAACCCCATCTCAGCCCGATTCTGTGTCATGCCCTGCGCGGCCATCACATCAGTGATACTCAGCGCATCTTTCGACGTTGAGGCCGATGCATCAGTCAGGCCGGGGGATTTTGGGGAGTAGTATTTCGGTAAATCTTCCAGTTTCATTTTTTGACCTGCCCTTCAAGCATTATGGGGTAAATCTTCACCCCCAGACGTCCACCAGATACTGGCTGACCACGAACGATATTGATTTCATCAAACTGCTCATCGTCCATTAACACTCCCGCATGCGTCAGCGCATCCAGCGGTGCTTTCAGGATATTGTCCAGGTCGCGACGACGCTTATCCGGTAGCTCTGCAATCACCTTTATCGCCAACCTTCCGGACAGGCTTAATTTCAGCCGCTGCTGGCGAACAATAAGCGCCACTGCCCGGCGATAACGCTCCCCGGCTTTTGATACAAAATATGTGCTGCCACGGCGTCGCCAGTAAGTGTTCACCGTCGGCGGGTAAGGCAAAACAAATTCTATGCGTTCGGTCATTTATGCTTTCCACTTCAGAACACCCGAATTTCTCGCGTGCATTAAAAAACGAATCAGCAACAACAGCTGACTGCCGTGTTTTTCTTCAAAATCTTTTACTCCGGCATGTAGTTTGTTATGGCATTTACGGCACAACGGAATAACAAACAAATCGTCAGCCTTTGTTCCCATCCCTCCCAGTCCATGACCAATGATGTGATGCGGATCATCTGCCTGATTACCGCACGTCATGCATTTCTGCGTTTTTACCCAGCGCGTGTATACAGGCATCTCTTCCCGTTGTGGTTTCTGGCGCTGGAGGTACTGAGCCGGAGACTCCGGATCAACGGCGATGCTTACTAACGTCTTTTCCTGGGGTGGGGGCTGTTGCTGGTGGACGTGAAGTGGCAGCGCAATATTTTTTGTGCGCTGCTTCAGTATGCTGATGGCTGTCTGTTCTCCCAGTACGATGTCACTCTCACGGTATACGGAGCGGATTTTTTCCACCGGTAATCCCAGCGAACGACGCGCTACTGCCTCAGGTAGTGCATCCACCACCTGATTGCAGGCCGCCCACCAGGATAATTCGGCCAGCGATAACTCCCTCTCCTGCGTACCGCTTATTGCGTGACGGATGACGTCAATCATCCAGGCAACCAGATTCTGCTGAGCAAGTTGATCGAGTGATTCTGATGTCTGGTTGCGCAGCTGGTTGTCACAGTGCCAGCACAACACCATCGCGCCGGTACCGTAACGGTGAATGACTGTTTCGCTGTGATGATAATCGCCGTGTGGCCACTGGCAGGATTTCACGTGACGTAATAACCAGTCAGACAGTGCACCTGCACCACCTGCTGCACGAATTACCCGCTCATCGCTGAAAAATGGTAGTAATGTTTTATCCTCAGCCAACGGCTGGCTAACGGCTGCAACGACGCCGGACGGAAGACTGCGCATGTTTTTGGGTTCCGGTTCCACCAATATTCTGCCGTTATGGAATACTGACATTGATTCACGGCCTGGCTTAACGATAACCAGACTGAGTTCCGGTACCAGAACAGGTCGAAGTAATACCCGCACGTTACCTCCAGATGCGTTGCTGATATGTGCGGGACGGACGCGGCGGGCGTTCGGAATAAGGGAGCCTGACGGAAATTATCCAGTGTCGGAAGTCAGGACTGAGGCCTTTCTGAAACTGGTATCCACGTCTGCGGTAATTCTGAATCAGCCACTCGGCCTGTTCTTCAGTGCATTGGTCATGCTGGTACCAGTCATATTTGAATGCGTGAGAGCGCCGTCCGTGTCTGCTGGCAGGGTCGGCATCAGAATTGTGGTGTTTGGTATTGTGCGCCATCGGTTGTCTCTGCTGGCGCAGCAGGTGCCAGTTGTTCAGGCTGGCGTGTGGATTGTAAACCAGAATGCCAGGAAAAAACAAAACCCGCGAAGCGGGTTAGTAAAAATGTACTGAAGTCAATGACGTGCCATCACAGTTAAAATATGACAGACTCTATTTACGTAGAGATGTCAGACTGCAAGATCCAAGGGAAGATCAGAAATATCCTTTAATCTTTTACCATTAACCATCACGGAAAGCATGTCAGCTGCATCGCTGAGCCCCAGTATTTCAACTGCTGATATAAGTTCATAAAGCGCAAAATGATACACGCAATCTATATCACCAGTACCAAGAGCAATAGACGCCAGACGACTTGGAGTAGGCTCAGCAGTAACAACCATTACATGAGGGAGATTTCCCTTACGGTTGCGAATAAGATTTAATGCCTCAGAACGAGCATTCTGGGCCCGGTCGCTTCTTATTGTCCATTTGCAGGAAATACTTGCGTGTAATATTGGTTTCCCACCATTCGAACTCCTGAGAGCTGACATGCGGGTAACAGAATCATCCACCAGTAATTCAGGACTGTTGATAACTTGATCACATTCAGGTTCTCTTTCAACAATAATATCTGGTGAAATCGTATAATCACTCCCCAGTGCAGCAGCTAGCTGAGGATTACTTTTTGCAGCACTATCCAATGCTATAAGATGGGCATATTGTTCATATTTAGCTATCTCTAATCTGTTTCTACCAGAAACCTGATGTACATTCCATTTTCCAGGGCGTAAGTGGCTGAGTTTAAAAAAGGTTTTTTCTATAAACTCTGCGCAGATACTCTCAAACTGATTACCAGATGTTTGCCCTGCAACACGTTCACCAATCGTTTCAGCCTGCAAGAAGCGAGCAATTTCTCTTGCTATAGCTTTACTGTTTTTGTTACTGCTATCTGCGTTACTAACAACTCCGGCAGTATTAATTGTGAGCGTATTCAGTAACAATTGGGCATGAAACTCCTTTCTGGCTTCAGCAAAACCAACTATGCTGTCAACCAAATCTCCATTCATTTCTGGATTTCCTTCAGGCTGCTTGACTATTCTTACTGATGTTATTCTTATACCGTCCCTGCAAAACTCCATACACATATTGTGCGATTTTTGCCGCAAATAGCGGTGGAACAGCATTCCCGATCTGCTTTGCAATCTCAGTTTTTGAACCGGTAAAAATGAAATTATCAGGAAAAGACATTAATCTCGCTGCCTCACGATGAGTTATTGGCCGATCCTCTTCCGGATGTAAATATCGCCCTTTCTCCGGTTTGAAAAACTCAGTACGAATCGTTACTGAAGGTCTGTCCCACCACAGACGTCCAAACAAATCGGTCCCTCCAGATTTCTTTTTTAGCCAGCACGCCGGGGTTATATCAGGTCTTTTTTTCTGTAAATCGAAACGGTTACCTCCTGGTGGAACCGCTTTATATCGCTCCAGAGAAACAGGTGTGGGATTACGCCCAAAATGTAAGTTCAGCGGAGGAAGTTCATTACGAATATCAGTTCCAACAGGAGCAGGTAAGTCACCAATTGCATCACGCGTACAGACCCATTCAGGCAAAGCGACATCCTTATCAGGGGAACGATGCGTTGGTGCTGGCGGGAACGCCGGAATACTATGCACATCGAAGAGTTCTCGTTTGATACCGATTGCTATCGTTCGTTTTCTTGTCTGAGGTACTCCATAGTCAGCAGTATTCAACACCATTGGATTAAGCAGAATAAAGCCCATGGATTTCGCTCTAAACGTAATGTCCGCAAACTCATCGCTTATCAGCAATCCGGGGACATTTTCCATGACGAACATACAAGCCCTTGAACGCTCAATGACATCCATATAAGGCTCCCACAATGCTCTTCGGTGATCACCATAACGATTCTTATTCAATAAACTGAATCCCTGACACGGGGGGCCACCTATGACCACATCAGCCTCAGGAACAGTATTGCTGGATGCCCACTCCTCAATATTTGCCTGAACTCCATGCAAACCAAAATTGGCATTGTAGGTATTTATAGCTGCAGCATTATTATCAATAGCAAGGATACTTTCAAAGTAGTCAGACATCTCTCCATGAAGAAAACCATAAGATAATCCACCTGCCCCACAAAAGAGGTCTATCACTCTGAATTTATTTAATTCTTTCATCCGCATCCATATGCCTCAGATTAATGTTGAGCGTCTTACAGGACGCGTAATGTTAACTGGGGCTTTCTCTATCTGCCTTTTGGTGTTCATGCCTGAGGCAGACAGCCTCAGGCACCCGCAGCAATTCTACTTAACTCACGTCACCTCGCCAATATGAAATCAATCAGAAAGGTGATCCATAAAATCACTCCTTCTCTTCTTTTCCGTAGTGGAGTTGGCCAATTTTGATAAGAGGGCGTCCCTGAGATTTGCGGTGTAGATTGGTATCGCGCAGAGAATACACACAGCCACAATATTCCTGCTGATAGAATTTTTCGCGCTTGCTGATTTCAATCATACGGGACGAGCCGCCCTGCTTGCGCCAGTTATAATCCCAGTACACCATACCCGGATAATGCGCAACAGCTCGCCGCCCACACTCGTTAACCTGCTGCATATTTTTCCAGCGTGAAATGCCCAGTGAACTGCTGATCACACTGAAACCATTTTCAGCAGCGTACAACGCTGTCCGCTCAAAACGCATGTCAAAACACATGGTACAACGGATCCCCCTCTCAGGCTCCCATTCCATTCCTTTGGCACGTTCAAACCAGTTGTCGGTGTCGTAATCAGCATCGATAAACGGCACGCCGTGTTGTTCAGCAAAGCGAATATTTTCATCCTTACGAATTAAATACTCTTTCTGAGGATGAATGTTCGGGTTGTAGAAAAAGATGGTGTAGTCGATTCCCGAGGCCTGAAGCGCCTCCATCACTTCACCGGAACATGGAGCACAGCAAGAGTGCAGTAGTAGTTTGTTTGCCCCGTTTGGGAGCTCCAATTTAGGCCGTTTGAAATCAGCAATAGTCATAAATATTTTTATTGGGGTCATGAAAATAGCACAGAGTGTAGCATCAGAGCAGGGCTATCGGGAATATATGTCTAAATCTGGTAATATCTGGTTTTGACGCAAAGCGGACAACCACGCTGGCTCTACCCTGCGCCATGAAAATGTCAATTCACATCTGAACTAATGCTCTTTAATCTAGTAACGTCTAAAATACCTAACATTTCCTTGATAAAATGCCAGTACACGCTGCATAGCTTCGCTCTTCCGGCACTCGCGACAGATTATATTCAGGCGCCTGTCGTAGCGGCGTATTTCGCCGTCTGGTAACGACCAGATAAGGTCCGGATCAACCACTGCAGGTTTCTTCACCTTTGCCCTTGAGAGTTTTTTGCGAGCATTTTGCCAGTCCTTACGCGCCTGTTCAGACGGGAATAACCCGTAACCAGAGTTGTATACATCGCCACTGGCAACCAGCTCTCTGGCGAGAACACTCATCAGATATCTTGTCGCACCTGTCTTGGCTTCCAGTTGCCGCAACGTCTCGCGACCGCTCAGACGTACAAGTTCAACAACCTGCCCTTTAATTTTTTCCCGCTCTTCTTGTGTAAATACTTTTGCCATAAGCGCCTCCGGCAATCACTTTTCCGATACAACACGGCGGGAAGAATCAGTAATCTGTCGAACAATATCCCGGTGCTTGTTCAGCTCCCGCAGCGCGGCGCAGACTCGCTCCCACTTCTGAACATCACTTTTCGCCCTGCGCAGCGCCAGGTTTGCCCTGCGAAGGGACGGAAAAATCAGCTCATCTGCTTGCGTTTCGGTAAACGATGGCAACGGCTGCACAATGTCCGCCACAGTTTCTGTTTTAATTTCTTCCTGTGTTGCGGCTTCCCGGACTGGTAACGCAGCACCTGCTGGCTGAGGAAAGGCCTTACCATCACTTTCCGTTACCAGCGCGGCTTTCGGCTCTGCTGGTAAATTATCGCCCGGCATGCAGTAACGAAATTTACCGTTCTGATTAACGCGTGCCAGCCGCCCCGTTGCGGTTACCACCGCCAGCGTGGAAGCAACCTTGCGAGTACTGACACCGAACTTACCCGCCAGTTCCTCACACGTTTTAGCCCCATCCTGACCGATAAACTCAATCATCATGTCTGCGGTAACTTTTTGTTCGACCTCCCCGGTCAGCATATCCTGTGCTTCAGATTTTACTGGCCGCTCTTCGGTTACCCGGGATTCACCTTCGCCAGCCAGAAACCAGGTGTGACCAGTTTTATCAACGACGCCTTTTCTTTTGAGTTCCCACAGCTCGTTGACAGCCTCTTCACGACTGATTCCAAGGCGAGCTGCCACCACATGTGAAGAGGCTTTTTTCAGTGCTTTCAGTGCGTCAGATACGGTTTCCATTAAAATTTCCTCCGGACAAAATTACTTCACAACCCTCATATTGCTGACATTTGGACGCCAGCTATCCCAGTTAAACGTCACCCATCGACCACCGTTCATGGTCATGCGGTCCATAATCCTCTCACCAAGAAGCGTACTCATTGCGGCATGATTCAGGTTTGTTAACATCCCGACACTGCACAGTGATGCTGTCCGGCGATCAATTATCTGGTGCAATACCACCTGCTCGTTTTTCGTCTCCCGCTGAACGCCTATTTCATCCAGGACCAGCAAATCAACCCCGCAAAGCTCCTGTAAAAATTTTTCCCCGGATTTGCCGTTGTCGTAGCTGTCATGCAACACGCTCATGACGTCAGACACGGTGACGATAATCACGCTGCGCCCCTTCACCATCAGCCGGTTGCCCATCGCCGCTGCAAGGTGATTTTTCCCGGTGCCGGTTTTACCGCTGAACACAAAATTCGTGCACCCGGTCATCAGTTCGTCAGCTATGGATTTGGCCTGGCTCAGCGCGTATTTTTGCCCGTCGTTCTGCACCTGATAATTTGCAAACGAGCATTTGCTGTGCAGAGGCTGGATGCCCGAACGATTCAGGATTTTTTCCACCCGCAACTGGCGATTCTGGCGGTTAATCTCCTCGCTGCGTTTTCGTCCTTCAGCAAGTTGCCATTCCCGCCACTCCTCCACCGTCCGGTACGGTGGAACCGACCCCTGTGGTGCAAGTCTGCGAATACGTTCAAGAACCCCAACTGCCGCAATGTTTTTCATGACACGTCACCCCCTGAATCCCGGCGGTATTTCAGTGTCCGGTTCAGAAATGTGATTCACGCAACGCTGCGCAGGCGAACGCCCCAGGCGGATAACCAGTTCATCCCATTTTTCCCGGAGTTTTGCCGGACTCATGATGTTTTTTACCCAGAACGAATCCCGCTGGAGACGCCCAAACATTTCACAAATTTGTCTGTGAGTTCTGCCATCCAGCATCCGCATTGTGCGAACGTCATTGGCCCATGCTGTCCAGTTGGGTTCTTTCGGTCTAGTGATCTCGCCATCATAGCTGGCCGCCTGCTCGTAAAGACTCACGATTCGTCCCCAGATCCACTGTGCGCACACCAAATCTTCCTGACTTCCCCACTGGCGTTTTTTCGCACTGAACACAACCGCGTCAGGGTGTCGGGTTAAAAAATCCTGTTCAGCCGTCTGCGGGTCCGGTTGCGAAGCGTCCGGACAAGAAGATCTTTTATCTGACGGATCAGGTTTTAATACTGACGGATCGGGGTCAATCATCGCCCCCCTAATCGGCAGTTTTTTATCAACAGTTGATCCATCAAAATTTGACGGGTCAACCGTTGAGGGGTCAATATTTGACGGGTCAACTGTTAACGGGTCATTTTTTGCCGGGCTAATTTTTCTTTTCGGTTTATATGACTCACGCGCCGCCGCCGCAGCTGCTTCGAGTTTTTCCACATTAAGCCGATAGATATTGCTTACATTACGCCCACCGACCTTACGCTCTTCCTTCGTCAGCCAGCCCTCTTTCGCCAGTTCTGCAATAGCCGATTTCACTGTGGATTCACTTCTTGCACCGATCTGACGCCGGATAGTTTCAATGGCAGGCCATGACACGCCCTCGTCATTGCTGTAGTCTGCAAGACGGGCCATAACCGCCACCCTGGATAAGATCATGCCGGTGAAGGCGCACCCTTCCCAGACAAGACCATGAAGCTTGCTGCTCATAAAACCCCCGAACACCGTGCTTTTAGTGCATCACCACAGCATTCCCTGCCGGGCCGCCGCGATTCATCTGGTCATACAAAACAACCGCTGACGCAACAAAATCATCGACATCCTTCCCCAGCCGATCCCTCCGTTCGACGATCTCACGGTAATATTCAGAACTGTGGCTGCGCATACGGGCCACCAGCAAAGGCGGCATCGCCTTTTCGATCGCCGGTAACAGAGCCTGCATTTTTTCAACAGCATCAGGGGTGTCTTTCTCTACCCAGCGGAAAATTTTCTGGGTATTGCGAGCCAGGGCTTCCGGATGGCTGTCGTCATACAGTTCTGGGAACGTCATACCCAACTCAAAATAAGCCTGGGTTATTCCAGCTGCTGGAACTTTTTCGCCATCAGGACGCGCCCAGGCATTCATCGCCATGCGGATGTGTTCATGCTTGATTTTCATGAATCAAGCTCCTAGAAAGTGGTTGTGTTAACGTTTTGGTATCTTCCAGCTCGGGCCAAATATTCATCCAATCAAAAGGCCTTAGTTGCTGACGTGTAACTTCACCATTACTGGCTCGCTCAATAAGGACACATAACGATGCCCCTAACACTTGACCTTTACTCAATGCCTTTCTTAGATAACCGATGCTGGTACCACACTCGCATGCAAACATACGCTGTTCATCTGACGAAAGAGAATTGAGAAATATTCTTAATTCTTCCATAGCTACTCCTTAGTAAACACAGCAAAGAATACCCACAGGTAAACAAAAGTCAATACCCACAGGTTGTTTACCTTGCGGTAATCGCATCTATTATTTACCTATGGACAAATATGAATTTAGACGACAGCAACTCATCAAAATTCGTGATGAGAAATGCGATGGTAAAGCGGTTAACGTGGCCAGAAAGATCGGGCGCGAGCCTTCTTATGTATCAAGAATGTTGTACCCAGAGGGGAAAAAGGGAAAAAAACGGATCGCTGATGATATGGTGGAGATTATCGAAGAGTCCTTTGGGTTACCCCGGGGATGGATGGATGGTATCGTTTCATCATCAACGAACACAGCCTCCAGTTATGAAACAAGGGTTCTAACGCCACGACAACGTATTTTTTTAGATCTCTTAGACGAACTGCCAGAAAGTGAAGCGGATAAATTATTAAAAACTCTTGAAGAGAAAAAACAGTATTACAATATGATCTACGAAGAAATCCGTAAAAAGAAAGCACAAAACGCATCATAGCTCACCAAACAACTAGTCACCAGTTAAGACACCGCAAAAATTTACCCATGGGTATTTACTTTTTAAATACCTATGGGTATCCTTCTTTTCATACCAACCCACCCCGCCCCACAGAATGCAGGGCAATACTTCGAGTTACCAGGCAGTGGTCAGGGGTTAAGTAGCCAGCCCGAGGCGTAAGAACATGACGGCAGGGTTCAACTTTAATAACTATGCAGCAGGTTTTTGTTCCGCTACCCCGGCGTTAAGGGGAAATGAGGTCAGCATGGATACTATCGATCTTGGCAACAGCGAATCTCTGGTATGTGGCGTGTTCCCCAACCAGGACGGTACGTTCACCGCGATGACGTATACCAGAAGCAAAACGTTTAAAACTGAAGCTGGCGCGCGTCGCTGGTTAACCAGAAACACTGACTGATGAGGTTGACGATGGAATTTAAAGATTTACCAGTACCATTCCAGGAAATGGCATCGAATGTGGTTCGCTCTCAACTGGCGACTCTTGACCTGAGTACCGTAGAAAAGGAAACCATCGATACTATATCCGGTAACGTGCGTCGTGCCTTTATAGGTCTGTATGAAGAGAAGCGCCTATTCGGCGGACAGAATTCGCCTGAAAACAAGAATCAAGCAAATGATGAGAAGCTGAAACACATTATCGCCTTACTTTTGGAAGACGCAAAACGTCTACAGCAACTGGAACCAAATGCAGGCACAGAGGCCCGCATTTGGATTGCCATGAAATCACTCAAATGTGAAAGCAGTGATTATTTCAAAACAACAATTAAAACTACTCAACTTTCGGGAGAGCTACTGAAGAAATTGCCATAAGAGCATAGTCTTTCTCTTGTTCTGCAAGATGAGCATTAATACCTGGTATGGTTTTTTCAAATTTATCTATCTGTTGAATAACAACTTCGCGGTATACGTTTGTTTTTGTACCACCAAGCGCAGCCGTTAATGCAGAAAGCATATTTAGTATCATATCAGTGCGATATGAAAGAATCCTGATAGCTTCATCTTGTTCTTCAATAATAGATTGCAGGGCCTCAATTTGCTTTTTATCCATTTCACCCTCCTGAGGGTTGGTAATTAAGGAGTTCTCCACGGGTCAGGTGGAGTGCGTGCGCCGGACACGGGTGAGCATCCGGCACTGACAGCTTACTGAAAGGATATGTCCCTGAAAAGTCAGGGCATAACGCGAAAGCGCACGGCGAAATTGGTCTCTCTGTACGGTGTCGTTAAATTTAGTTCGACCGTGCGCTTCCGGTTGTGGCACTCCGCGAAATGGCGCGGCGGTAAGTATGGCTGGGGTTTCCTCCATTGCTCCAGAAAATGCACCGGGTTGTCAGGTTGACCATACGCTTAAGTGACAACCCCGCTACAACGCCCTCTGTTATCAATTTTCTGGTGACATTTGGCGGTATCAGTTTTACTCCGTGACTGCTCTGCCGCCCTTTTTAAAGTGAATTTTGTGATGCGGTGAATGCGGCTATGCGCACGCGGAACAGTTAAAGCAGTAAGGCGGTATTTTACGGGCGTAACGAGCATCAACTAACCCGGCGTTAATTGTTAACTGGTTAACGTCACCTGGAGGCACCAGGCACTGCATCACAAAATTCATTGTTGAGGACGCGATAATGGAAACGTTATTACCAAACGTTAATACGTCTGAAGGTTGTTTTGATATTGGTGTTCTGCTCAGTAACCGGGAGTTTACTGAAGATGCCATTAATATGAGGAAATATGAGCCTTATCTGCTCAATGATAATTCCATACTTTCCCGAATTGCTCTTCTTGAACTTGGTATTTTCGGAGAACGTCAATGACTTCAGCATTTGCACTGATGATGACGGTTTTTCTTATAACGGGTGAATCACAGAATGTGATTACCGGAATTTATGCAAGTAAAGAATCCTGCCTCCAGGCAAGAGACGAGCAAAAAATTTCTGGTGAATGCCTCCCGCTAAAAAAAGTATCGCTGTACCTGAATAACGAAACACCGGCTGGATAACCCTCCAGCCATATTAACACCATACCAACGGATTAAAAATGCCAGCAATGGCAGGGATTCGTTCACCCTGAAATCTGTAATGAGGTTAAAACAAAATGAGTAAGGTCTTTATTTGCGCTGCTATTCCTGATGAACAGGCCATAAAAGAAGATAGCGCTGTTGCGGTGGCCACTGCCATTGAAGCTGGTGATGAGCGTCGCGCACGCGCAAAATTTCATTGGCAATTTCTGGAGCAATTCCCTGCAGCTCAGGACTGCGCTTATAAATTTATTGTCTGTGAGGATAAACCCGGCATACCCCGCCCTGCCCTCGATTCCTGGGATGCTGAATATATGCAGGAAAACCGCTGGGATGAGGAGTCTGCTTCCTTTGTCCCGGTTGAGACTGAATCAGATCCGATGAACGTCACTTTTGACAAGCTGGCCCCTGAAGTACAGAACGCTGTCATGGTTAAGTTCGACACATGTGAAAACATCACCGTTGATATGGTTATTAGCGCACAGGAATTGTTGCAGGAAGACATGGCAACATTCGACGGACATATCGTTGAAGCGTTGATGAAAATGCCAGAAGTTAACGCCATGTATCCGGAGCTTAAGCTGCATGCCATCGGGTGGGTTAAGCATAAATGTAAGCCTGGTGCCAAATGGCCCGAAATTCAGGCAGAGATGCGCATCTGGAAAAAACGTCGCGAAGGTGAACGCAAGGAAACCGGAAAATACACGTCTGTTATTGATCTCGCCCGCGCCAGAACCAATCAACAGCACAGTGAAAATTCAACAGGAAAAATCAGCCCGGTCATTGCTGCCATTCATCGCGAATACAAGCAGACATGGAAAACACTGGATGACGAACTGGCCTACGCTCTCTGGCCTGGTGATGTGGATGCCGGAAACATTGACGGCAGCATCCATCGCTGGGCAAAAAATGAAGTTATCGACAACGACCGCGAAGACTGGAAGCGTATCTCGGCATCAATGCGCAAACAGCCTGATGCCCTTCGCTACGACCGCCAAACTATTTTTGGCCTTGTCCGTGAGCGTCCGATCGACATTCACAAAGATCCCATAGCACTGAACAAATATATCTGCGAATACCTGACGACAAAGGGCGTGTTTGAGAATGAAGAAACAGACCTGGGCACTGTTGATGTTCTCCAGTCATCAGAAACACAAACTGATGCAGTGGAAACTGAGGTATCTGATATCCCAAAAAATGAAACCGCGCCGGAAGCTGAACCATCTGTAGAGCGTGAGGGGCCGTTCTATTTCCTCTTCGCAGATAAGGACGGAGAAAAATGCGGTCGCGCAAACAAACTTTCTGGTCTGGATAAGGCACTGGCTGCTGGCGCCACTGAAATCACAAAAGAAGAATATTTTGCCCGAAAAAATGGCACATACACGGGCTTACCGCAAAATGTAGATACCGCTGAAGATTCAGAACAACCAGAGCCGATAAAAGTTACCGCTGACGAAGTAAACAAAATTATGCAGGCAGCCAATATCAGCCAGCCTGACGCCGATAAGTTGCTTGCTGCATCACGTGGTGAATTTGTTGAAGGGATTAGTGACCCGAATGATCCGAAATGGGTTAAGGGGCTCCAGACCCGCGATTCTGTGAACCAGAACCAGCATGAATCGGAACGGAACTACCAAAAAGCGGAACAAAACAGCCCAAATGCGTTACAAAACGAGCCAGAAACGAAACAGCCTGAACCAGTGGCGCACCAGGAAGTGGAAAAAGTCTGCACCGCCTGCGGTCAGACCGGCGGCGGCAACTGCCCTGATTGTGGCGCGGTGATGGGCGACGCAACATACCAGGAAACATTCGATGAAGAGTATCAGGTTGAAGTTCAGGAAGATGATCCGGAGGAAATGGAAGGCGCTGAACATCCACACAAGGAGAACACTGGCGGCAATCAGCATCACGATAGCGATAATGAAACTGGCGAGACGGCAGATCGCTCAATTAAGGTGAACGGTCATCACGAAATCACATCCACCAGCAGGACGTGTGACCATCTAATGATCGACCTTGAAACCATGGGAAAAAATCCTGATGCCCCGATCATCTCAATAGGTGCAATATTTTTCGATCCGCAAACCGGAGATATGGGACCGGAATTTAGTAAGACTATCGATCTGGAAACTGCTGGCGGAGTCATTGATCGGGACACCATTAAATGGTGGCTTAAGCAATCACGCGAAGCGCAATCTGCCATTATGACCGATGAAATCCCGTTAGATGATGCACTGTTACAATTGCGGGAATTTATCGACGAAAACTCCGGTGAATTTTTTGTTCAGGTTTGGGGAAATGGAGCCAACTTCGACAACACGATTTTGCGCCGTTCATACGAACGGCAGGGGATCCCCTGCCCGTGGCGTTACTACAACGATCGCGATGTACGCACAATCGTTGAGCTGGGGAAAGCCATAGACTTCGATGCCAGAACGGCTATTCCATTCGAAGGTGAGCGCCATAATGCACTTGATGACGCCCGTTACCAGGCAAAATACGTTTCAGTTATCTGGCAAAAACTGATCCCGAGTCAGGCTGATTTTTAATGTTCAACCCCGGTCGTTGCCCACCAGCTATAGTGGCGGCGACCATGATTAGCGAACGACGCCCATGGCAAGACTTATTCTGCTCACTGAGTGGGCAAAAGAGGAATTCAGTGAACCGGTCCCTACTCCGAGTACGTTAAGTAAATACGCTAAAGCCGGAATGATATTTCCTCTCCCCAAAAAAGTTGGAAGACGCTGGCGAGTGGATCCGCAAGCTCGCTTTGTCGGAATGGTAAACAAGCCGGAGGTGATCGCCACAGATCACCCTGCTTTGAAGAGGATACTGGAAGATGGCGCGCCCGCGAAAATATAAAACCGATGTTCCGGGATTATCTCCGTATTTTGACAAAAGAAATAACAAAGTTTACTGGCGTTACAGGCATCCCATAACAGGCAAAAATCACGGTCTCGGCAGTATTGACCAGAAACTGGCAGAAACTATTGCAGCAGAAGCGAACAGCCGTCTTGCCCGGCAGCAAATGGAACAAATGCTCAGTCTGCAGGAGAAAATTATTAGTGATACCGGCGGTTCATCAACCGTTACCATTTTTCTGAATAATTACAGAAAAATTCAACAGGAAAGATATGAAAACGGCGAGATCAAACTCAACACGCTGAAACAGAAAGCAGCTCCTCTCAGGGTATTTGATGAACGTTTTGGCACCAGACCGTTAGATGCCATAACCGTAAAAGATGTGGTATCAGTACTGGAAGAGTACAAGGCCAGAGGACATAACAGAATGGGACAAATTTTCAGGAAAGTACTGATCGATGTTTTCCGGGAAGCTCAGCAAACGGGCGATGTCCCGCCAGGCTTTAACCCTGCAGAATCGGCAAAAAAACCGCAGGTGCGGATATCAAGACAGCGACTGACTTTTGATGAGTGGATGATGATTTATAACGCAGCGGAAAAGGATGGTTACTTTTTACAGCGCGGTATGCTGCTGGCACTGATGACAGGCCAGCGCCTTTCAGATATTTGCAAAATGCAATTTTCGGATATCCGGGATGGTTATCTTCATGTCGAACAGCAAAAAACAGGAACCCGGATTGCCATCCCTCTGGCTCTGCGTTGCGATAAATTAAATCTCACCCTGGATGATGTGGTGTCATCCTGCCGCGATTGCGTTCTTAGTCCGTGGCTATTGCACCACCATCACGCGAAAGGGACAGCTAAGCGCGGCGGGATGGTTAAGCCAGCAACATTAACCGTTGCATTTAAAAAAGCCCGGGATTCTGTGGATTACAACTGGCGTGCTAATGGCACCCCTCCCTCTTTCCATGAGCAGAGATCTTTATCAGAGCGATTGTTCAGAGAGCAGGGGGTTGATACCAAAATTTTGCTAGGCCATTCGAATCAAAAAATGACCGATATTTACAACGACGCACGCGGTAAGGAATGGAAAAAACTGGTCATTTGA